TGATCGAGACGTTAAAAACGTCGATGTTGTTGCCCGTGTCCGTCAACGTCGTGCCAACAATCGAAAACACGTCGCAAGATGCGGACGATACGGTCGTGCCTGATCGTGCCGCGATGCCTCCGGATGGCGTCTTAATGATGACTCCGTGTTCTCCGCCACCGCCACCGCCGCCGCCGCCACCTACACCCGGCCGCCGCCCTTCAATAATCATAGCTCGGCCGCCGATTAGCTCCGCCAAGCTTTCGGCGTCGGTCAAGCTGAATCCGTATGTCCGCTGATCTCTTGCCATTAGGGCTTCTCAACTCCGCTGACAATCGGACGAAACGCAAGCTTGTTTGTTGCCGTTGCGGTTCCCAGGATCGTCGAATAGTCACTCGATAAAAGATCGCCGATCGGTGCGATTGCCCCAGCGGTGCGCGAAACAATATACGTTTCGCCAACGGCCAGCGTAGCCCCGACGTCGATGTCGCCGCCGGCAAGCATGTAAACCACGTCCTGGTCCGCTGCGGTTGCTGGCGTCAAGATCATTGCCCGACAATTGGCTTCGGCTGCCGTGCCGTCCGATTGGCACCTTAAAAGCTTGCCGGAAGTGTCAAAGTAAGCCGGATCCGCTTGCGACAATGCCCCGCCGCTCTTGCCCATTGATACCGGGCCGGCACTCATCGGCTTAACGTTTGCTGCGGTCCTTGATAGATCGGCCATGATTACCTTAAAAACGTGTTGAAGTCGATCGTCGCGAACTTGTCGAATGTTCGAATTGCTGGAGCGGTTCCGGCTGTTTGCTTTGCACCACTGCCGTTAAGTGCTCCTTCGATAACGTTGCCGTCTGCGTCCGTGTAAGCTTTTAGCGTTCCAGCGTCTAAGTAAACGGTCCCTGTATCGAGTCGCTTGTCTGTCCAGTTGCGAACGTTGTAGATGATCCGATACTGAGTCAATCGCCTCAGCCTGCCGTAATAAAACCCGATCACCGAAGACGTTATCGTACAAAGTAGAGTCTTCGCCGCACGGCCTTTAAACACTGTCGAGTTTGTAACTTCGTCCCGCGCTAGCATCTGCTCGTCCGATAGCGATGCCGGTTCAAATTGAAAAAACTCCCACACCGGAAGGTATCGCGTCAGAATGATACCTTGCGGAAACGTCTGCCCGGCAGAGTTTACGATCGCATTGCCCGACGCATCGGTAAAGCTCGGTTCCTGAACACGCTCTTTTTTTAGCTCGTAAACCGGCACCCACTCTTCGGGGAATTGTGTGTTCTGCGATTGCTCAACTTCGCTGCTAAACTCCGCTGTCACCTCCCACAATCGCCGGTGCTTCGGTATGCGATCGGCTCCGAGTGACTGGCAAATCATTAACCCGTCATCGGTGAACGTCGTCATCGGAATCGGCAGCCCCGACGTTAGCAAGATGCCGCTATATGGCGGATCGTCGCTATCGGCCTCGACTCGATAGCTCTGCGACTGACGCCAAACCGGCCCGCCGTTTTTTATGGCTAGCTCGACGCTCCCGCTGATTGTTTTTCCCTGTAGCGTGTGTGCCATTATCCTCTACCTGGAAGCTTTTGGACTTTGTTTTCGACAATGGCTTTTGTGTTGGCTTTCATTTCGGCAAGTAGCTTGGCCTGCGTCTCGGCTTGCACCCGCATGATCTCAATTTGCTTTTGTGCCTCTGCGATTATTTCCTTATCCCCAGGCGGGATATCGACCGGTGCCGCGATGCCAGCGATGAGTGCGTTGGACTGTTCGGCCAAAAACCGCATGGCTTCGCTGCTACCAACCTCGAAACCGCTCGGACCTCTTGCGACGGCCGATCGCATTTCCATCTGTTTTCGCCGCTGCTCTTCAAAGTGACGTTTCGCCGCCTCTAGTGCTTGCTGCTGCGTCCGCGTCAGTTCTTCTTCTTGCTGCTTGGCTCGCTCCCTCGCCTGCCTTATTTGCTCCCGTGCAAAATCGGCGGCTTTCTTTGCCGAATCGGCCAGCATCTTGGCAAGCTCTTCTTGCCGCTTCTTGGCTTCCTCTTCGGCTTTCTTTTTGTCCTCTAGTGCTTTGATCTCTGCCCGCAAGTTTGCCAAGACTTCTCGCTGTTGATCGCTGAATCCTTTCGATGCGTCCTGTAGCGATTCGTAAGCCTCCTTCGTCATTGACAATTCGGCCCGCTGCATCATTAGCGAATGAACCGCGTCAATGTACGAGGCATTTAGCGTTGCATTTCGCTTGATTGCCGCGTCTTCCATTTTGGCTGCTACAAGTGCCGCCGCATCGCGTTCCTTACTCGCTGCGATTGCCATGCTGACGCTGTCGGCAAGCCCTTTAAATGCTCCCGTCTGTGCGATTACAGCGGCCTTACTTGCTTCCTGAACTGGCACTGCCTCTTCGGTCGCGTTCTTAAGCGTGACGTATGCCGCCGCTGTTGCCGCCACCGCCCCGGCGATGATCGCCCAACCGGCTGGCCCAGTGAGAGCAACCAGGAACGTTTGGGCTAGCGCTGCCGCCGTTACTGCGGCCTTTAGCGCAACAAGCCCTTTGGTGATCAGAATCACGCCGGAATACGCTGCCACGAAAGCTAGGCCACCGGCGATAACTGCACGGTCTAACGCTGTGAAACTGTTGACGGTATCGGTGACGTATCGAATGCCTTTAGTGACTTCGTTCAGAAACGCGGTGAACGTCGGCAAAATGTTTTCGCCGATTGCGATTGCTAGGTCTTGTGCCGCTCCGGACATCTGCTGATAGGATCCGGTAAAGGTCTTGGATAGCCTGTCGGTCATCCCAGCAAACTTGCCAGTTCCGGAAGTCGCATTGATAAGTGCCTCTTGAAGCAAGCTAAATGGGATTTGCCCTTGCTCCATTTTCTTAAATAGATCCGAGATACTTTCGCCCGTAAGATCGCTGATCGCCTGCAATGCTCCAAATCCGGCCTCCTTCATTTGGTTAGCTTCGGTGGCCATCAATCGACCAGCGGCGTTAGCTTGGCCGAATGCCAACGCAAGCCGCTTAAATGCCTCTTCGTTGCCGCCAGTAACGTCGGCAAGTCGCTTGGCCATATCGACGGCCTGCTTACTCGACACGTTGAACATCAACAGCGTCTTAACGCCAGACTGCACCCCGGTTAGCGACAACGGAGACGCCGCCGCAAGCTTCTTCATGTCGGCAATAATCCTTGCCGCCTCGCCTGCGGATCCCGTTAGCACTTCAAACTGTATTGACGCTGCCTCAGCATCGGCCGCGATCTTGACGATAGAGCGGCCAGTCTGTAGCCCGATATAAGCCGCGGCCAGCCGCTTCACATTGGCAAGCATTCCGCCCATCGTCGACTGATCTTTTTTTGCCGCTTCATCTTGCTTGCGAATTAGGTCGTCATAGGATTTTCCGATTTGCTGGACGCCGCGAATGTATTGCTCAGTGGTGATCTTGTTGTGGGAATATGCCGCGTCGAGTCGAGTCAACGATTGCTGGTATCGCTCGATCGGTGTTTTCGATGCCTCCATGACTTGGTTCACGGTTCGCATCGTCGACGACATTCGCTTGCCGGCTTCGTACACCTCCGAAGCGTCAGTGGCGATGCGGATATTTAGGGCAGTTATGCTGGTTGTCATTTTCTGCCCCATTTAGCCGCGAAGGCTTGCTCGGCGGCCTTGATGCTGTTCGTGTTCGTTGGCGATGGCGGCTGGTGCCAATTGGCTGGCATGAAGTCGGCAACCCGTAGCGGCGGCTTAGGCTTTATGCCATTACTGGCCGCTATCGTTGCGCCAAGTGCGGACAACTGTGCAGACTGAACCGCGTCGCGTTCGCATTCCCTGCCCCACGGCTCCAGCATGTAAAAAGCCTCCCAAAACGCTAGCGTTCTTTGCGAGACGTTCGCCAACCACGCCTCCGGATCATCGATTCCGAGCGCTAAGCAGACTCGACCGGCGAGTCTTAGCGTAGCGCTCCTCGTTAGTTTCCCAGCATCGCCTCGACGGTTACCGCGTCCCTGTCGGTTAGCCGCCTTGCCGCCTGTGCGATCTTCTGGAAGACTCCGCCATCAAGCTTTGCGAGCTCTCCGGCTTCGTCGTCGACAAGTGCCATTGCGACGTAAAGACGTTCGGCTGCCATCAAGCCCGCTTGTGACACTTGGCCCTTCTTGTCAAGCATCATCAAATTATGACGGGCGATTTCTTCCTGTGTCAGGCTTTGAATCCGCACCTTAGCGCCGTCGCCCAAGTCGACAACGTCAAAGCGTCGATTGCAAAACCCCAGCAGTTCATTCTTCGTCAGGCTCATCGTTCTCTTCCTTTTCTTGCTCCGGGTACAAAATGCTCGGCGGTACTGACTCGATGCGGCTTTGCCTTTCGCCGCGGATCCGCGCCACTTCCGCACAAATGGCGGCTCGGTCCACTTCATGAAAGTGCTCAAAAAAAGACACGTGCTTGCCCTCCTTCGGCACCCATCCGCAATGGGATCCGTTGACGACCAACGCCCACTGCGGAAACTCAATTGCTTCACCCGTAAGCGAATAGCTCGCTACGTGTGGCAATAGCTCGACTTGTAGCTTGCTCATGTGTAGCTAGGCCCTGTCGCTCCATCAAGCTTGATCGTCAGCGTGCCCTGACTGATCTGATTGTTAACAAAAGTCGGGTAGCCCTTTTCGGTAACAAAGCCGGTCCCGCTTAGGCTTCGTGCCGTTGTGGCCGTTCCGTCTTTGGGAAATGTAAGCGTCCATGTGTCCTTCGCGCCGATCGCCGGCGGGTTCGTGTTTGTCCAATTGATTGTGACGCTGATTTCTGGCGTATCGGCCAAGTCGCCGACCTGATAGCGCATGAAAGTAGTCGTCTGACCAAGCGTCGAAATGTCGAGAGCCTCGATTGACTCGCTACCGCCGCTGATTTCAACGATGTCGAGTGCTGCGGTGTAGGTCGTTGCGGTAAGGGTTGCCCCACGTCCTGCGATTGGCATGTTAAACAGCCTCCAAGTAAGTTAAGGAATAATCCTGTGACGAGACGTAACGAAGTTCGTGTGTGCCATCTATTGGCGATTCGGTGAAATCATTTCGGCCGCTTGCAAGCATCACGCACCGGAAGTTAACTCCCGAATAGACGCCAAGCATGTCGAGTACTCCGCATGTGCGGATAGCTTCGCAAATCGCCGTACATGCCGTGCGGCTTGTTGCGTATGCTCTTACCTCGATGATCGCCTCTGCCATCCCGGCCTTGCTGCCGTTTATGTTTTCATGGTGTAACGTACTAATGCGGTGATAGGTCACCGCTGGCATCGTCGTCTTTTGCAATAGTTCGTCGGGAATCATTCGGTCGCCGATCAATGCGGAGACTCCCGCTTGAGCGACAACGAATGCCCGGAACGCTGTCCCTGCGTCAGCCAATGGTAAACCTCCGAGCCATGTTCCGCTTGATCGCTCGACGCATCGCCGTTACCAGTGCCCGGATCTGTTGCGGTCGCGTCTGGTGCGAAGCATCTTCAAGGAAGCGGTTTTCTTTTCGGCTTCGATTGCCAGGACCAAACGTCCTTTTGCCCCAGTAAACTTGCTCTTTTGTGTT